GACGATGCCCTCCCAGCGGTCGGGCACGATCACCGCGCGGTTGCCGGTGAGCACGCCGGTGGTGGTCAGGTAGCGGGCGCGGGCCTGGGCGGCGGTGAGCGTCACGTCGGCGGTGGTCACGGCCACGCTCACGTCGTGCGTGAGGTAGCCGGGCCGCCACGGGGCGCGCAGGTCGCTGTAGCTGGTGACGGTGCTGGCGCCGGTCACCACGGTGTAGAGCGGAATGCGTCCCGCGGTGAAGCCGGTGGTGTTGCTGCTCACCACGCCTGCGCGGGTGGCTTCCACGTAGTTCGTGCTGCTGGCGGCGAGCGTGAGCGTGCCGTTGGCCACGGCGGTGAGCACGCCGTCGACCTCGAGGTCGCCGCCGTAGTAGCCCCAGGTGAGGCCCGTGCAGGTGGTGGCGCGGCGCCCGAACAGGGTGGCCGGGCTGCCCGCGTCGAACAGCTCGTTGGCGGTGGTCTCTTTGCCTGCCTGGCCCACGGTCAGCAGGTCGAGGGTGGTGGTGCTGTCTGCCATGAGGGCCTCAGGTGATGATGGTCAGGTCGTCGACGTAGCAGTTGCCCACGCTGGCGTAGACGCGAGCGCCAAACTGCCCCGGGGCGGCGTGCGTGGCGTCGGTGACATCGAAGGCCAGGGTGCCGTCGATCCACGCGCGGTGGCGGCTGCCCTGCACTGCAATGGCCAGCTCGTACCAAGTGCCGGCCACCTGCGTGCGCGCGGTGCTGGTCACGGGGGTGTAGCTGCCGGCGCCGCTGTTGGAGCCGCGCCCCAGATAGACGCTGGTGAGGTTGATGCCGGCGAAGTAGGCGAAGGTGTCGTTGGCATTGACCCAGCTGGTGGTGCGGTACACCACGCCCAGGTCGCACGAGCCGCCCAGCCGCACGCGGCAGAAGAGCCAGAAGTTGGCCGCGCTGGGCGCGAAGTCGAAGCGCACCTTGGCGTCGGTGGCGGCCGCGCTGAGCAGCTGCAGGCAGTAGTTCCCGCCTCCCAGCGAGGCGATCTGCTGCTGCGGCGTGCCGGTACCAAACAAGGTCTGGCTGGCCAGGCTTTGGTCGTCCCAGTTGCGCACCGTGCTGGCCACCGACAAGGGCAGCACGCGCCGCGCCGGCCAGCCGCGCCCCACGGAGCCGCTGCGCTGGTAGGCGCGCGCGGTAAGGCTGGCGGGGATCTGGCCCAGGGCGGTGCGCAGTTCGAGCCAACTGACGGCCTGCTCGGTGACGGCCAGGTCGGCCCAGCTCTTGACCACCACGTCGCCCGCGCCCAGCAGCTCGAGGTCATAGAGCTCGGCGGTTTCGCTGAGCGGCGCGTCACCGAAGTCGCGCCAGGCGTAGCCCAGGCGGTTGCTGCGGCGCCAGCGCAAGGCCACGCCCTCGGCGGTGACGGCGGCCGCCAGGTGGGCTGGCGCAAAGGGCTTGAGGCGCGCGCCGGCCAGCGTCATGGCGCGGGGCGCGGCGTTGGCCAGCGGCTCGCCCACGCTGGCGGCCTTGAGGGTGCGGGCGCTGCCCACGTCGGCTACGCCGGCGGGCACGTCCACCAAGGCAGTAGTGAGCAGCACGAAGCGCTCGCCCGCCGCGTGACCGGCCATGGCCCACTCGGTGCCCACCCGCCCACGCAGCAGGCCGCTCAGGCGGTAGCGCCCCGCGGAGAGCAGCGTGGCCACGCGAAAGACGATTACCTCGCTGCCCAGCACGGCGGCATTGGCGCCGCCCAGGGCCTGGGCGCGGGTGATGCTGGCCAGCGTCACCGCCGGGCCCACCGCCACGTCGACGGTGCTGGCCTCGTCGAACACGTTGCCGCCGGCAAAGTCGGACAACGCGGTCTCGGCCGCGCCGATCACTGCGCCGCGGCCGCTGGCGGCCACCTCGGTGAAGCTCGCGCCGTCGGGGCTGTCGAACAGCACGCCGCCGCGCCAGGCGCTGGTGTAGCCGGCCAGCGCGGCGTAATAGCCGGCGTTGTCGTCGGCATCGCGCAGGGGCGGCAGGTCCAGCACCTCGAGGCGGGTGGGCCCGGCCAGCGCGGGGCTGTTGCCGGTGGCGGCCACGGTGCCGGCGGTGGCACTGGGCGAATACAGCGCGGCCTCTTCGTCCACCACTTCCAGGCGGATGCCGGCGCCCAGAGCCTCGGCCTTGCGCACCACGCGCAGGCGCGCGCTGCGGGTGGCGTCGGCCAGGTCGATCACGTCGGTGGGCTCGAGTGCCGCCCACTTGGGCATCACCGCGAGGGTGCGCGCGGTGCGGCCCATCCAGGCGTCGGCCAGGGCCACCTGCGCGGCCTGGGCGGCGCGCGCGTCGCTCAAGGCCAGGGGCAGCTCGAGGGTGCGCAGCGCGTCGCCGGTGAGCGAGCCGCGCACCGCGAGCTGGCTGCCCACGCGGTAGTCGCTGGCCGCGGCGGCGTAGGCCACGGCCACGCGGGCGGGCAGCGCGTCGCTGTGCTCGCGCTCGGTGCTCACGGCGGCGCCGGCGTCGTCGGCCACCAGGTCGTCGAGCGTGAGCGCGGCCACCGGGGCACCGCCGCGCGGCACGAAGCGGATCTTGTCGCCGCTTTCCACGGCGTCGAACCAGTACGCGGCGCGCAGGCTGTCGAGCATGCTGCGGCCACTGCCGCCGCGCGTGTAGGCCACGCCGTCGACGGTGCCGGTGAGCAGGGTGGTGTCGATCTGCCCGGCGGTGAGCCCCGCACGGGCGCAGATGCCGGCGACCACGCTGGGCAGAGTGGGGGCGGTGATGGCGCTGCCGGTGATGCGGCGGTAGACCCAGAGCAGATCGGCGGCGGCGATTGCCACGATGCCGTCGGCCGCGGCGATGGCGAGGGTGCCCGGCGTGAGGGCCTCCTTGATGCCCCACAGCGGCTGGTTGGCTTCGTTGCCCGCGTAGATAAAGCGGGCCTCGAGCCGCAGCACGTTGTCGGCCCCGATGACCTGCGCGTCGACGGAGTAGTTGTTCGTGCGCGCCACGGCCCATTGGCGGCGCCAGTTGCCGCGCTCGAGCGCGCGGGCGTAGGGATCGACGGCGGCGGTACCGGTGCGCGCCACGCCGAAGGCGACGGTGGCGGTCAGTGCGGCGTCGATCGAGCCAGCATCCACCGGCGCGCCGGATTCAAGGTCGATGGCGAGCCATTGGTCGGGCCACAGCGCGCCGATGGCACCGTGCAAGACCACGGCAGTAGGCTCCTGGTCGCCCAGGGCGCAGGCAAAAAGCTCGCGGCCTGGCAGCAGCGGGGCGAGCAGGTTGGCGGAGTCGGCCGCGCCCACCGCGAGCAGGCCCAGGGGCGCGCCATCGGTGGCGCCAATCACGCCCGCGCGGGTGTACACCGGCCGCGCGTCGGGCCCGTAGCCTGCAAAGCGCACCAGGCCCACGTCGGGCAGCGCTGGCGGGGCGGTGGTGATCTCGGAGCCGGCGGCGCTGCCGTCCCAGGGGCTGCGCAGCTCGGCCAGGCTGGCGGTGCCGTCGGTGATGGCCACCACACCCGGGGCCAGGCGCGCGATCCAGGGCGCGGCGTAGGTGCGGCCCAGCGTGGCGGGGGTGAGCAGCACGCGCTGCGGGTAGTCGGCGCCGACGCCGGTGACCACCTCGAAGTCGAGCTGGCGCGGAAGCGCGTTGCCAAACTGCTCGAGCGGCATGTTCTCGAACACCACGTAGCACAGGCCGCGGAACGCGGGCGTGGTGCCTACGCCCTGCGCGGCCTCGATGGCCGGGTCGGGCAGCTGGCTCTCGGTGCCCAGGTAGACGCGCATGCCGCTCACCGCCACCCAGTTGCCGCTGGCCACCAGGGCCTCGGTGTTGGCAGGGTTGCGCACGTCATAGACGCACTGGCCATTGGCCCAGACGCGGGTGATGGCCGCCACCGGGCCCTCGCACACCGCCACCGCGAAGGTGCCGGTGTAGCTGTAGCTCACCTGCGTGGCGCTGGGGCCGCCCTTGCCGCCGAGGTCCTCTTCGGTGCGGATCTCGCGCAGGTTGGCAGCCCAGACCACGTTACCCGGCACGCGCATCGCCCCGTACACGATGGGGATGGGCACGCCGTAACTGCTGCCCATGACGCGCAGGTCGTCGAGCCGCGCGCCCTCGACGTTGGGGCCAGACTCGGGGAACAGGAAGCCGCCCGCGGCGGCGCCCAGGCTCCAGCCGATGCTGGCGCCCACGCCCCCGCCAATGGCGAACCCGACGGCCGCGCCAACAACGCCAACGGCTAGACGGGCCAAGGTGCAACTCCAGGCAGGGCGTAAGCGGCCACGAGGCGGGCGCGCCAGGTGTCGTCGAGGCGGTGCTCCACGACGCGGCGATCGGGCGCGTGGGCGTGGATCAGGGTCAGGTAGCCGGGGCCGTCGCCGACGATGCCCAGGTGCTGGGGCGCGGCGTCGAAGCGGAAGAGCAGCACCTGGCCCGGGCTGGGCACGAGCTCGCCGGTGACGAGCGACACCGCATGCGGCAGCGGGCGCAGGTGCGCCTCGCACAGCTCGCGCAGCATCACGCCATCGGGCCGGCGGTCATACGGCGGCACGGACTGCGGCACCGCCAGGCCCAGCGCGCGGGCCACGCCCAGCACCAGGCCAGCGCAGTCGCACGCCACGCCCTTGAGCGCGGCCTGGTGCTGCCAGCGCGTGCCCAGCCAGGCGCGCGCCTCGGCGACCACGGCGGCGGCGGCGATCATGCCCCGCCCACTTGCACGATGGCATCCGCCCCCGGCACCCAGGGCTCGCCGCGGAAGTTGAGCGCGTTGCTGAACTTGCTGGCGCAGGTGGCAATGGTCTTGTCGCAGCCGGGGACGAGGCTGTAGGCGTCGCCCACCGCGGGGGCGTAAGGCAGCGGGAACAGCAGGCTCAGGGCACCGCCGGCAGTGTGCGCCTTGACCTCGCTCTTGAGGCCTGCATTCAGGCCGCTGGTCCAGGTGAGCACGCCGCCGCTATAGGTGCCGGCGGCCTCGGCGCGGGCGCTGTCGGCCACCGCGCTGCGGCTGGTGGCCGCGGTGAGGGTGCCGGTGACGGTGAGCGGGCCCAGCGCCACGGTGCAGCGCGCGTCGCCCAGCCGGGCGCGGCAGGTGGGCGTGGTGACCTGGTGCACGGTCTGCTGCAGGCGCGCGAGCAGGCCCATCAGCTCGACCTGCAGGCGCACGGCGCCGCCGTCGGCCGCGGTGACGTAAATCACCCGGCCCAGCCAGCCAGTGCGCTTGATGCGCACGCCCAGGGCGGGGTTGGACCAGTCGACCTCGGCGAACACGATCGCGGCGTCGTCCCAGACGCCGGCGTCGATCTGCGCGCGCTCGGCGGCGGGCAGGCCGGCGATGGTGACCTCGAGCTGGTCGGCATTCAGCCCGGCGCTGCTTTGCACGCTGCCGGCCTCGAAGGGCGCGGCGGTGGCGACGTACACCTGGCCGGCGACGGTGAGGTCGCGGTCGTGGTCGGTGTAGCGCAGCACCGTGCCATTGGTGAGGGTCACGGTCCACACGTGCGCGAAGGCCGTGACCTGGGCGGCGCGCGGCGTGGCAAGCGGGTCGGCCTGCACGGCTAGGGCCTGATCTCGACGATGGGGATGGCCTCCCAGCGGATGCGCAGGCCGGCGGTGGTGCGACTGTCATTCACCGCCACCATGCGGTCGGTATCGAAGCGGGCGGGCACGTCGAACTCGCCGGACCAGGCCAGCGTGTCGGTGACGCGCGGGTAGCGCCGCCCCACCCCGCTGCCCGGGGTGATGGTCTTGCCGGCGGTGTTCGTGCTGAGCGTGTAGACCGCGCCGGCCACCGCGCTGATGGCGTGGCTGGCGTTGTTGAGCAGCGCGGCGTCGGCGCCCGTGAGGCCGGTGAGGTAGAGCCGGTCGCCAATGCCCAACGGGGTGAGCGCGGCGGCGAGCGTGACCTGGGTGGTGGCGCCCACGGTGACGGTGCTGACCGTCTGGCTGGCGGCGGGCTGGAAGGTGACGATGCCGGTGGTGGTGTCGAGCGCGATCTGGCCCGCGCCGCCGCCAAAGGTGACCGCGCCGCCGGCCAGCTGCACGGCCACGGTGCCGGCCACCGGCTTGGCGATGGCGCGGTCGTCGGTGGTGGCGTCGAAGGCGTAGCGCTTGAGCAGCTGGTAGGCCGGCACGCCGTAGCCCAGGCCCGGCGTGCCCACCGGGGCGCCGGCGGCGTTGAGCGGCTGCAGCAGGCCCTCGGTGAGGGCGACCTGATAGTCGGTCCAGTCCTTGAAGCGGAAGCCGATCAGCTGGCCCTTGACCACGCGGAAGAAGGCGCGCAGCGGCGCCCACTCGGCCGGCAACTTGGGCACGTGCCCCACCGTCCAGGCGTGACGCTCCTGCGCCCACGCGCCGTTGCGCGACTCGCGCCCGCTGACGCTGGTCACCACGGAGGTGCTGTAGCCGGGGCCGCCCTCGGCCTCGAGGCCGATGCGCGCGGGGAATTGGACTTCAAGGAAGGGGGCGGGCATGGCCTAGTGGGCGGTGGCGGCGCAGCTTTCGAGCAGCGCCGTGTAGACGGCGACGGCCTGCTCGTGCGTGGCGTAGCGGTGCAGGGCGAGCGGGACCATGCTTTCGGTCATCTCGGCGATCGTGGCGGGCAAGGCCTCGACCGGGGCAAGAAACAGGCGATCAGCCACGCGCACGCACTCGACGGCGGGGCGCGAGCGCATGGCTAGTTGTAGCGGGCGTTGGCGCGGACCAGCACGCGCGAGACCTCGGCCGCGATCTGCGTGGCGCTCTCGCGCGTGGTGTTGCCGGCCACGGTGATGTTGATCACCTGCGAGGATCCGCCCGCGCGCACCGGGGCCACGGTCATGCCGCTGGCGCCGCCGAAGGCGAGCTCGGGGCCGCGCTCGCCCACGATGCCCCACTGGCCGCGCGGGATGAGGCCGCCGTCGGCAAAGCCGCCCGCGAACAGGCTGCCGATCTTGCCGAACAGGCCCTCCAGGCCCGCGCCTGCGCTGCTGAACGCCTTGCCGAAGCTGCCCACGAGGTCGCCCGAGCTGAAGGTGCCCTTGATGGCCTCGGCCAGGGGCTTGAGCACCAGCAGCTGGGTGATGAGCTGCATGATGTCGGCCTCCAGGGCCTTGAAGAAGGACTTGGAGTCGCGCGGGTTCTTGAGCCAGTCGCTGACGGCGCTGGTCATCACCAGGGCGAACTCTTCGGCCACGTCCTGGGTCTTTTGCATCTCGTCGCGGATGCCGGCGATGCCCTTGACGGCGCGCTCGGCCTGCTCGGGCGTGAGGATGCCCTCGCGGATCATCTTGTCGAGCTGCTCGGTCTGCGATCGCTTGCGGTTGTCGTCGGTGATGCCGGCGAAGTCGAGGATCTGGTCGCGCAGTTGCTTCTCGGCCTGGGTCTGGTCGCGGATGGCGTCGGCCACGACCTTGCGCATATCGGCTTCGTTCTTGAGCTCGTCGGCCAGGCGGGCCTGCTCGAGCACCAGCTGACGCACCTGCGGGATCTGGCCGGTGGCGCCCAGCTCGCGCAGCAGCTGCAGGCCCTTCTCGACGTTGGAGATCTCGAGCAGCTTGTCGCGCTCTTTTTCGAGGCCGTCGATGAACTGGGCGAGCGAGCGGGAGGCGTCGTCGATCTGCTCTTTCTGCTCCTTGCCGGGCCCCTTGGGCTGCGTGACGACCGGCGCCTTGCCGCGCGCGGTGCTGCTGGCGCCGCCCTCCACGGTACCGAACAGGGCAGCCTGCTCGCGCACGTCGGCCAGGTTGCGGGCGAAGTCGCGCGCGGCCTGGCCGCTGGCCAGGTAGCGCAGCCGCTCCCAGAAGCTGCCGGGCTCCGGCAGCTTGTTGCCCGCGGCGATGAGCTGGTTGAGCGCCGGGATCAGGCCGCCGGCGACCTTGTTCTTGAAAACCTCGCTGTTGGCGGCGAGCTTGTCGAACTCCTTGGCCAGCAGCGCGGACTGGCGCACCGATTCTTCGGTGACGCCCGCGAACTTGCGCAGCCCGTCGGCGCCCTGATTCAAGAAGGGGATGAGAATGCGGCCGAGCTTCTCGCCGAACAGGGCGCTGGCCAGGGCAGTCTTCTGGGCGCCGTCTTCGTAGGTGGTGAACTTGTCGGCCACCTCGGCCAGCACCTGCTCGGTGGTCTTGAGCTCGCCATTGGCGGCGCGCACCGAGACACCCATGGAGGCGAAGATGGCGGCCGATTCCTTGCCGCCGTTGCCGGCATCGACCAGGCGGTTGGCCAGGCCGGTGACGGCCTTGTCGAGCTTCTCGCTGTCGACGCCGGCCTCGCTGGCCGCCAGGCGGAACTCGCTGAGCGCCACGGCACTGACGCCGATGCCCTGGGCGGCTTCGTCGAGGTCGTCGAGGCTGGTGGTGAGCGCCTTGATGCCGCCCACCAGGCCGCCGGCGGTGAACAGCGCGGCCACGCTGGCCAGCGGGCCGCCGATGCTGCCGGTGACGGTGGTGAGCTTGTCTTGCGCGGCGCGCAGATCTTCGACGCGGCTGCGCACCTGCTTGAGCGCGGCGCTGGCGCGGTCTTCTGCGCTGAGGATGATCTTGGCGTCAGCCATCGGCGGGGGCCTCGAGCTCGTCGCGCAGGACGAGCAGCAGGTCGATCAGCAGATCGGGATCGGGCACGGGGTGCACGGCCAGGTACAGCGGCAGGCGCTCGGGCCGCCACCCGGCGCACCAGCGCCAGGCGTGGAAGCTGCGCTCGACGTCAGGCAGCGCGGCGGGCCGGGGCGCAAAGGCGCCTGCCCCCAGGCCCAGCGGTGGGGAGCGGCGTGCCTCATCCTGGTCGCGCTGCCAGGCGAGGCACGCCCTCAGTTTCCCGCGGCGGCCTCGCGGGAGGCGCGCGCGGCGGCCATGCGGCCGAGCAGCGCGCCGACGAGCGCCTTGAACCACTCGGGCCGGGCGTCGAGCAGCGGGCCCACCAGCGCGGCGTCGAAGGCCACGGCGGGGGACGGCGGGGCATCGGGCGCGGGAGGCGCGTCGGACTCCGGCGCGCAGGGCGGGGCGAAGTCGGCCTCGGTGAGGCCCTGCCAGCCGACCACAGCGCGCTCGAGCAGCAGGCGCTGCCAGCGCATCCACTGGCTGGCGGCGGGGGCGCCGGCCTCGAGGTAGAGGCAGGCGCTCTCGTGCTCGGTGGGCTGGCGCAGGGTGAACTCCACGCCCGGGGCGACCTCGAAGGTGAAGCGGCGCGCGGCCTCGAGGCGCGCGGCCAGCTCGGCGGCGGACATCAATACTCGGTGAAGACGTTGGCCAGCGACACGTTGATGGTGCGCTTCTGCACGTTGTTGGACTCCAGCGCGGGTGCGGCGCTGTACGTCCAGATGCCGGTGCCCACCGCGCCGCCGCTGCCCGGGTAGGTCATGCGCAGGGCGTAGTTGGCGAGGTTGGCCTGGGCGGCCTTGAGCGTGGTCCAGTAGGTGAGCGACTGGTCGTCGTCGACCTCGAAGGTGACCTTGATGGGGCTCTTGTTCGTGGGGTACTCGAAGCCCACGCTCTGGTCGATGTACTGGCCCGTGCCGAAGTTCTGCTCGCCGCCGCTGACGCTGGGGCTGTTGACCTGCTGGATCTGCGCCCAGGCGGTGACCTTGCGCGCCGTGCCCGCGCCCTGGCCCGCCGGGAAGCTGGCAGTGGAGCTGGTGTCGATGGCGATGGTGACGTCGTTCGTGGCGACCGCCACGGCGCGGAAGGCGCGGCCGATGAGGGCGCCCCAGCCGGAGGTGACGATCTCGATCACGTCGCCCACGGTGACGCCGTGCGCGGCGCTGAGCGTGAGCACGCACTGGGCCGCATTGGTGGCCGCGCTGATGGTGATGGCGCTGCCGTAGGTGGTGCCGACTTCAAAGATGGTGCCGTTGACGATTTTGCGGGACATGGTTGCTCCTGGCGAGCGAGGGGTTAGACAAGCACGCCGGAGTCGGCGGCGGTGGTGAAAATCGGCCCGACGGTGAACACCACCTCGCGGCGGGCCACGGGCTGGTCGGTGGTGGCGTCGAGCGTGGGGCGGCCGACGTCCGCGGGCAGGACGGTCACGAGCGTGCCGCCCACGGTGCGGGTGCCGGCGAGCGCGGCGGTCACGGTGCCGGTGAGTGCATCGAGCGCGGCGGCCTGGCCGGTGCCGCTGGCCTTGATCACCAGCTCGACGACGAGCTGCACGTCCCAGCGCAGGTGCAGGGGCGGCTCGACGCTTTGCAGCTCGGGCGGGCCGAAGGTGGCCAGCACCAGGGCGGGCAGCGCATCGGCGCCGAAGGGATAAGGGTCGTCCTCGAGCACCGCGGCCACGCCGGGCAGGCCGGCGAGCTGCGCGGCGGCCCATTCGCGCACGGTGGTGAAAACGTGGGCCATGGCTTAGGTGCGCTCGAGGATCAGCACGGTGACGCCGGTGCCGTCGGGCTGGATGTTGACCACGCTATAGGCCACGCCGCGCACGACGACGGCGCTGCCACGCACGGCGTGGGCGACGTCGGCCGAGGCGCAGGTGAGCGCAGGGGCGATGCCGGCCACGCCGAGGACGTCGGCGTAGGCGGCGTCGAACAGGGCGCGCAGGGGGCGGCCGGCGACCACGGCGTCGTCGCCAGGCGGGCCGGCGAGGAACAGCGGGAGGTCGGCCGCGAACATGGGATTACTTGGCGGGCTGCGCGGCCAGGGCGTCGGCCACGGCCTTGGCGACGAGCGCCGCGATGTCCTGCGGGGTGACCACCTGGTCGGCCTCGACCCGCGCCTCGCGCGTGGCCTTGATGGCGGCGGCCTGGCGCTTGATGCGGGACTTGTCGTCCTCGGCGGCGGTGAGGCGGCCCTTGGTGGGGTCGTCGGCCTTGTCGAGATAGAACGCGCGGCCCATGCGGGTGAGCAGCAGGGCGTCGTCCTTGGAGACGTCGTGCGATTCGCCGATGTCGGCATGGGTGGAGACTTCTTCGCCGGCCAGTTGGCAGGCCTCGGCGATCAGG